AATATACGCATAAGGAATCTCTTCCCGGCCACAAAAACATTTAAACGATCTCAACGCATCTTGATAACTCTTCGCCGTGGAATAACGCTTTTTCTCACGCAGGCAGGTGATATACGTAAGTACACCCACCACAAAATCATTCTCATTCATACTTTATCTCCTTTCACACCCCGTATAAATCAAGGTCTTTTAACAGTTTTTCTTTTTCTTCTTCCAGCGCTTTCTCTTTCGCCTTTGCTGCCCGGAATTCCTCAACCATTTCCGGCGTTACTGCCGTCATGCCTAATGCATTAGTAAACACCGGAGCCTCATCCGAAATCTCATCCACAAATCCAAGCTCAACCGCCCTTTCAGCCGTCAGCCAAGTTTCCTTGTTCATCAGCTGTAAAATTTCTTCTTTTGACCGTCCTGTTTTAAGCACATACGCACTTGCGAGCGCTTCGTCATGCGTCCGCAGCACTTCCGCCATCTTTTCCATGTCCTGATGATTTCCGGATACCCAGCTGGCAGATACGCAATGGATCATCAGCATACCAATCGGTGATATAGTGCTGTGGCCTGCCATCGCAATCACAGATGCAGCGGACGCTGCCATTGACTCCACTTCAATGTCAACATCCGCTCGGTTCCGAAG